ATGTTTTCGTTTGGCGAAAACACGCAAGACTTCAAACATTTATGAATAGAATGTTTGAGGTTCAGAACCAAGAACAACTAAAGAAACAAAGAGAACAGGAAAAGGATAAAGAGTTCAATCCTATGGATATGTCTCATCTAGGTTTCAACGCAGGTGATGAAGTTTATATTACTGAAGATGTTGTTAAAGATTTAGAAGAGGAAGTTAAATCTAATTACCATAGATCGTTCTGTTCAGATGGTTTCTTTTGGGGTCAGCAATTTCAAGAAGAGAGTGTGAAAGAATATAAGTCACAAGACTTAAAGTTCTTGAAGTTTTGTAAAGAGGCAATCAAAGACGGCAAGACTGTCGTTTATACTTGCTCATGGTAGATTTTATAATCTTGTTTATTCTAACCCACGTGCCTTTTACGATACTTCTCGTATTGGTTCTCGTGGGTTGGGTAATGTCGTTATTTAAAAAGGATAGGGGGGTGAAGTGAGGGAGCTGGAAAATTTACTGCTGTGGTTTTCACCAGCAATAGTTATTTACATTTTATTATTGTTAGATGTGATTAGTTTAGGTTCTGTTTTTAATTTGTTCTAGTTTTGTCTGTGGAAGACCCATTATGAACAGACCCAAAATGAACACTAAGTTGTTGAGATTTATGTGGGATATGATAAGACAGGCTATTACTAACACTAACAAAGGAAAACAATGAGTAATGCTATAAGAAAACTGAAAGCAGATGAAAAAAAAGTAATCTTAGCTTATGCAGTTAATAAGTTGCAACTTAATCGTTTATCTAAAGAGTTGGATACAATGAAACAAAACGTAGTTGATGTGTTCGAAAGAACAAATCAAAACTTAGTTATTGTTCAAGACGAGAATGGTTGTAGTTTTGGAGTGCAGAAAATCAGACGTAAAAGAAAAAAGTTTGAGACTGCTAACTTCAAAATAAAACATAATGATTTATTCAATCAGTTCTGTACTGAGATTGAATATAATGAGTTCAAAGCTATTGGCGATAATAATGACAAATAGTTTAATGAACATATCAAAAGTATTAGCCGAGCAATCGGCTAATGCTGAACTTACTGAGAATGCTAAACTAGACCCAACAGCAATTAGTAAGTTAAATTATGAAGTAATGTATAAAATGTTAGAGGGCGAGGTAGAAAAGTTAATATTAGAAAATACTGGCAACCCTTTAATAGATGACTTTAAACAAAAGATAGTTAATAAGTTTAGTTATCTAATACATAAACTTAACAGTTAAGACACAACCAATAACGTCTGTATCGGTAGCCCGTAAGGGCTATCGGTGTATCTATATAGAAGGCTCAGTAAAACCAACAATCGCAAACCTGCTTTTTTAAAAATTTGACCACGTTCAGGCAGAAGGTACTTTTGCCGACTGTGTGTTTATAGCAAGTCGAATAGAAATAGTGTATGCTCAAACGATATGAAATCATTAAGTAATATTTTATTTGGTATTATGATGGGTATACTTATGTTTTTTGTTACTATTTGGTATTTATTATTATATATAATTGATATTATGTTAGACTGGATTGAAATGGGGACCCACAAACTCAAAAAACTTAGAAAATGAATTTAGATCAATTAACTGATGATGAGTTGAGAACCTTAATACTCAAGAAACAGATTGAGTATATAAAGCTATGTCAAGACAACTTCCTATTATTTGTCAAAGCTATGTGGCCTGATTTCATATGCAGGAAAACAGAGGACCCTGAAAACTGGGGGCACCATCAAATCATCGCAAATGAGTTTCAAGATATTGCTTCAAAACAATCTAAACGACTTATTGTGAATATGCCACCAAG